CCTCGCTCAAGAAATATCTGACCATTTTACATTTCATGTTCCTGGATATCAATTTACACCAGCATACAAGAATAGGTTATGGGATGGAAAGATACGCCTTCTTGATTTAAGAACATACTGCATGTACTATGGTTTGATACCATACATACAAAAGTTTTGCGATGACAGAAACTACAAAGTATTTTATTATCCAGAAGTTAACTTAACAAACAACTTTTCGGTCAAAGAAGCTGAACAGTTTATATCAACACTAAACTTACCTATTGTACCAAGAGATTATCAACTATCTTCTTTTGTACATGCAATAAGAAACAAACGCTCACTACTACTTTCTCCTACAGCGTCAGGTAAATCTCTTATTCTTTATTTGATTCTCCGCAAGATTCAAGATGAAGACCTTAAGAAAGGTTTGTTGATTGTGCCAACAACATCTTTGGTAGAACAGATGTACTCAGACTTCAAATCATACGGATATGATTCTGAAACAAACTGCCACAAACAATACGCAGGTAAAGATAAAAACACAGATAAGTTTTTAACTATTACTACTTGGCAATCTATCTACAATCGTGAACCAGAATACTTTGAACAATTTGATTTTGTTCTTGGTGATGAAGCACATCAATTTAAAGCTAAATCGTTGGCTACAATTATGGGTGGTCTTACGGAAGCCAAGTATCGTATAGGTTGTACTGGTACACTTGATGGCACACAAACACACAAACTTGTACTTGAAGGTTTGTTTGGCGCTGTGTTGAAAGTAATAACTACCAAAGAATTGATTGACAACAAACAACTTGCAGATTTCAAAATAAAATGTCTGATACTCAAACATCCAGAAGAAGTATGTAAGCAAGCTAGGTCTTGGGACTATCAATCCGAGATAGAATACATAGTTATGAATGCACAAAGAAATGCATTCATTAAAAATTTAGTTTTATCATTAAAAGGAAACTCTCTAGTTCTCTTTCAATTGGTTGAGAAACACGGTAAAGAATTGTTTAAGTTGATAGACGCTGAAAAGGGAAATCGTAAAGTATTTTTTGTTTACGGAGATACAGATGTTGAAGTCCGAGAATCAATTCGTGCTATTACAGAAGAAGAAAATGATGCTATTATTGTGGCATCTTATGGCACTTTTAGTACTGGCGTTAACATTCGCAACCTACACAACGTCATCTTTGCTTCTCCATCTAAATCTCGCATTCGCAATTTGCAGTCCATTGGTCGTGGATTACGAAAGGGCGACAACAAAGAATCAGCAGTCTTATTTGACATTTCAGACGATTTTAGAATAGGCAAGTTTACCAACTTTACCTTGAAACATTTTGTTGAACGTGTTAAAATATACGAAGAAGAAAAGTTCTCCTACAAGTTTTACAACATAGAGTTAAAAAATGCATAACGAAATAAAAATTCTAAGATTACAAGATGGCGAAGATATCATTGCATCTTATCATATAGATGAGGCTAGTAAGATGGTTGTGATGAACAATCCAATGACTTTGTTTTTTAAACGAATCAGTAGTGGCAAATCTATGGTTATGATGGCACCATGGTTGCCTTTAGAATTGATTGGTGAAAATACAGCTAAGGTATATGAGACTAGCGTTCTTACGATGATTGAACCTAAGAAGTCTCTCGTTGATTACTACTTGAGTGCTGTTGAAGAATCTAATGAATTGATTCAGATGAGTGCAGACGCTATTGATGAAGCGTTGCTTAATGAGTGTGACGATAATTATGATGAAGACGATGCTGAGTTTGAGCAAGTTCAAGAGTCAATTAAAGAAACCAAGAAGAACTTATTACATTAATTGCAGACCCCACAGGGTGTATTGTACGCACGACACTGGCGGTTGTCAAGTGTTATTTTAGGAAATAATGATGAAAGAGAAACACTACGTTAACAATGCCGATTTTTTGAAGGCATTGATAGACTATAAAACTGCATGTGATGCAGCCAAAGCAGAGGGTAAGGATGATCCTATAGTACCAAACTATATCGGTGAATGTTTCCTAAAAATTGCTAACCACTTATCTCGCAAACCAAACTTCATATCGTATTCTTTCCGAGAAGAAATGGTATGCGATGGCATTGAGAATTGTATAATGTATTTTCGGAACTTTGATCCAACAAAGTCTTCCAATCCATTCGCATACTTTACCCAAATCATATACTTTGCTTTTCTAAGGCGTATTCAAAAAGAGAAGAAACAATTGTATGTGAAATACAAAGCTACCGAACAGTTTGGTCTTCTTGATGAAGGCGAAATGTATGAAGACGTAGATGGTAACATGAAGCAGTTTGTTTTGTATGACAATCTTTCCGAATTCATTCAAACATTTGAAGCAAAGAAAAACGAAAAGAAGAAAACAAAACTAAAAGTCCTTGATAAATTCCTAGAAGAAGATATCATAGACGAACAATTACCTGACAAAATTTAATTTATGGAGTATAATGATGCTAGTATTGCCTGATAATATGATTGGTAAGCCTGTTGGTTTTACTTGTTCCACTTTTGATTTGCTACATGCTGGTCACATTCTGATGCTAGCCGAAGCAAAATCAATCTGTGATTACCTAATTGTTGCGTTGCAGATGGATCCATCAATTGATAGACCAGAATCTAAAAACAAACCAGTTCAGTCTATTGTTGAACGATATGTCCAACTTTCCGCTGTTAAATTTGTAGATGAAATTATTGTGTACCAGACAGAGAAAGACTTGGAAGATATGTTGATGTTCTTACCAATTACAATACGAATTATTGGTGAAGAATATAAAGACAAAGATTTCACTGGTAAACAAATTTGTGAAGATAGAGCAATTAAAATTTTCTACAACCAACGCAAACATAGTTTTTCAACAACCGAATTACGTAAGAGAGTGGCTAATAAAAGTACACTATGAGATTATGTGTCGTTAAAATTTATTTTTTTATAAATATAAATGATACCAATCATTTAGGAGAAAAAATGCGAACGACACCAGAAAAAAGAAAAAAAACCCTTTCCAAATATAACAATAAACCAGAACGAAAAGAAGCACTAAAACAATATTATCAAAAAAATAAAGAAAAAGCCGCAAATAGAATGTTATATAAAAATTACGGTATAACATTGGAAGAATATGATATTATGCTGAAAGAACAAAATGGAAATTGTTACATTTGTGAAAAATCTCACAAACTATTTACTAAAAGATTGGCAGTAGACCATTGTCACAACACGGGTAAAGTTAGAAAATTATTATGTATCGGATGTAATACATCACTTGGACTTCTAAAAGAAGATGTTGATAGAGTTAAAAAACTTATAAAATATATTGAAGAAAATTATGCGGATAGCACTTATAAATGATACACATGCTGGCGCACGTGGTGATAGTTTATTGTTTAATGAGTTCTTTTTTAAATTCTGGGAAGGTACATTCTTTCCATACCTAAAAGAGAATAACATAACTCAGATTGTGCATCTTGGTGATGTTGTTGATAGACGCAAATTTATCAACTATGTCATTTTGAATTCTTGGCGTAAACGATTCTTTGATGTGCTTGAAAGAGAAAACATCAAGATGGATGTTATCGTTGGTAATCACGATGTAACATATAAGAACACAAACGAAATAAATGCCATGCATGAATTGTTTGATAGGTATGATAACATCAATGTGTATATTGATCCTGTAGAAATTGAATATGACAATCTTCCGATTGCACTTGTACCATGGATCAACTCATCCAACTACGAAAATTCACTTCAGTTTTTGCGTGATACAAAATCGGAAATAGTCTTTGGACACTTTGAGATTTCTGGCTTTGAGATGGACAGAGGTAATGTTTGTCATGCTGGACTAGATAAGAAAATCTTTGATAGATTTGATATGGTTCTATCTGGACACTTTCACCACAAGTCTTCGGATGGTACGATTCACTATCTTGGTAATCAATATGAAATTACCTGGACAGACTTCAATGATCCAAGAGGCTTCCATGTCTTTGATACCGAGACAAGAGAGTTGACATTCGTTTCAAATCCATGTAGAATGTTCTACAAGATTAGCTATGATGATGAATCACAATCGTTTGAGTACTGGAAAGCATATGACTTCTCGGTACATAAAGATACTTATGTCAAAGTGGTTGTGGTAAACAAAACAAATGCTTATCTTTTTGATTATGTGCTTGAGCAATTGAACAAAGCTGGTGTAGCCGATGTTGCTGTGGTAGAAGATTTTTCT